ACACCACTGGACGCTAGCCGAATGTCAGTTGTGATGACGCCTGATAACCGACTTAGATATGATTACCTAGACGCCAACGGAACGCGACTCGAATACGACCAGAAAGACATATTCCATGTGAAATACAGGTCAAAGGATGGGATTCTCGGAAGGTCCCCAATTGCCGTGGCGGCGAACTCGATCGGTTTTTCTATAGCGCTCCAGACTCACGGCAATAAAGTTTTCGAAAATGGTGCCTTCCTAAGTGGGTTCTTGGCTGCTCCGTTTAAGTTCGAAAATGATGAGCGACGTGAACAATTCATGAACAGTTTTAAGCGATTGCTCGGTGCTAGCAACGCTGGCAAGTTCGGATTACTTGAACAGGGTGTTGACTTTAAGCCGTTTGCACAGAACAACCGCGATGCGCAATTTCTGGAGGCAAAGCAGTTTGGGGTAATTGAGATTGCGAGAATATACCGAATGCCTCCACACATGATCCAAGTTCTAGAAAAAGGAGCTTCATTTGCTTCCATCGAACAAATGTCAATGAACTACGTTCAACATACCATCCAACCGTGGGCCACACGAATTGAACGAGCTATCAAGCGTCAATTGCTATCTGGCCCTGGAGAGCAAGAGCTTTTTGTGCGGTTCAATTTAGCCGCGTTGATTAGAGGCGATTTGGCGAGTAGAACTCAATCTGTTGTTCAACAATTGCAGTATGGTCTTAAAACCATCAACGAAGCTCGGACGTTATTGGATGATAACGCTGTGGAAAGCCCAATTGGTGACGAAATACTGCTATCACACAATCTTAGACCTGCATCTGTTGTGCTAGCGGAAGCCTCCACTAGTCCCGATGATAAGCCTAAAGATGCGATTGAGCCACAAAAAGAGGACACCACGGACGAATCAGAACGATCCATGCCACTACTCACCGAGTTATGGGGCAGGGTAGTTAGACGGGAGATAAGGCTTGTTACTGATGCCCGAGCAAAGCCAAATTTCAGAGAATGGTTGGAGGCATGGGTGCCCAAACACCGAGAATTCTTATCTGAGACGTTCAGAGCGACTTGTGTTGCCTTCGGCATCATCGACCCGAAGCCCGTTGAAGAATTCTTTGATGGATACATGCAGTATAGAGTTAATCTCATAACTAACGAAAATCTTATTTTCGCCGATGATAGTCAAGTCTGGGCAAATCAATCATTTAACATGCTAAAAAGAGGGAAAGATGGAAAGGAATAATGCTCAAATTCGTAGACTAAGAATCGATACACCAAATTTTAGAGTCGAAGATTCGACCGATAGCACACAATTACCCGCACTCATCGGATATGCTGCACTGTTTGATGTGGTAACAGATTTGGGGTTTTGCACAGAATCAGTAGCACCAGGCGCTTTTACAGAATCGATTCAACGTGATGACGTTAGAGCACTTTTCAACCATGACCCGAATTACGTTTTAGGGCGCAATACCGCAGGAACCTTAGACTTGGCGGAGGACGATAAAGGGCTTTTGGCGACTATTCGCCCTCCCGATAATTCCCTTGGAAAGGACATCGTTACTTTAATTAAGCGCAAAGACGTGAGCCAAATGTCATTTGGGTTTTACGTAGAGGAGGAGGAGGGAAGGTTCGCAGAGAACAAGAAACCGCATTTCCTTTTGAAGAAAGTTCGACTCTTTGACGTATCTCCGGTCACCTTTCCGGCTTATGAAGAAACTGAAATCGACGTAAAGCGGGCTGTTCGCTACCGCCAGGATTATATCGATGCCAGAGCAGAATTTGAAAAAAGAAAAAGAGAGATAAAATTGCTAACTCTATGTTGACGTGGAATTCAATATTGAGATTATCAAGCTGATAACACAACGTTACTCAATGATTACCAGAGCGGCGGGCTTCACAACGATTGCCTTAAACTCAAATGATTATTTATTAAAGTTTAGGAGATTGAAATGAATTTAGAACAATTGAGGAAATTGCTTGCCGACATAGTATCGCGTATGCAGGCGTTAAATTCCAAAGTAATTAGCGAGAAAGGCGAAGTCAGAAGCTTTACCCCCGAAGAATCAACCGAATATGCAGATCTCGAATCGAAGGTTGCAGTAACAAGAGATGCTATTAAGCGACTAGAAGCTGTGCAAGAAAGCGCAGATGAGCTAGTCAGACTTGGCGCTCCTGTTGCTCGTGAGCCTAGAATTGATGTTGTTCGCGAAGAAAACTGTGATAATAATGGGCAATATCGCGGATTTAAGTATTTTGGCGAGCAATTGCAATCGGTCTATCGTGCTGCTACCACAGGTAAAATTGACGACCGACTCTATAAAATCAGAGCAGCCTCTGGAATGAATGAAACAAACCTGTCGGAAGGTGGATTCCTCGTGCAATCGGATTTCATGGTTGATTTGCAACGGGATACCTATGACGCTGGTGCTTTGGCTTCGTTGTGCCGTCGTATTCCGCTAGGACCAAACAGTAACACTCTTGAATATGTGCGAATTGACGAATCAAGCCGTGTAGATGGTTCTAGGTTTGGTGGGGTGCGAGCATATTGGCGTTCTGAGGCGGCAACTGTCTCTGCGTCAAAGCCTAAGTTGACGACTTCTCGTATTACCGTCGAAGATATGATGGCAATTTGTTATGTTACAGACCAGGCACTTCAGGATGCTTCGTCTCTTGGCGCTCTTGTAAGGGAAGCTTTTAGCGAGGAAATGTCATTTGTGCTCGATGCTTCTATCATCGAAGGCGATGGGGCTGGGAAACCGCTTGGATTATTGAAATCTCCCGCTTTGACTAGCATTGCGAAGGAAAATAACCAAACAGCCGATACCCTAGTATGGGCCAACGTTTCTAAAATGCGTCAAGCTATGACTCGTAGAGGTAGAGCTAATGCTGTTTGGCTCATCAACGATGAGTTACTGCCGCAACTAGAGTCATTGTATGTGCCTTTGGGAACTGCTACGGGATTGCCGGTTTTCTCCCCTGCTGGACAGTTTGGGAATAAGACAGAGTTACTTTACAATCGACCGATTGTGGAGGCTGAAGCATGTTCGGCCATTGGCGACAAAGGAGATATTTTCTTTGCTGACTTGAGCGAATACCTCCTTGTCGAAAAGGGAACCATCGACGCGCAAACATCGATTCACGTGCGATTCGACTATGGCGAAACATGTTTTCGCTTTACGATGCGCGTAAATGGACAGCCTCGCGTAGATAAGGCGTTGACTCCATATAAAGCGACCTCTGGTGCGAAGCGTTCACCATATGTGACGTTAGATGCTCGATAGTTCGTTTGAGTGACTGCCCCTGGCAACGTTGCTAGGGGCGATTTTTAATTTCAGAGAATGAGGAAAATAAAATGTTATCCGAGAATGTTAAATTGATTAAAGGGTTAGCGCCGGCTGCGGACAGATTCAACACATCTCCCTCCACAGACGTTGTTAGCCTCGCCAATGCTGAGAAAGCTACTTTTATTCTGTATCACGATGGTGGAACAACGGGGAAAGGAACTTTGACCGTGGAAGCATGTGACGATGTAACCCCCAGCAATACAACTGCTGTGGCGTTTCGTTATCGACGTGTCACCACTGGTGCGAGCGATGAAATAGGAGCTATATCGACTGCAACAACTGCTGGTATTGATACTGTGCCAGGTGAGACCACTCTCATAGAGATTGAAGTTAAGGCAGACGAGCTGCCCGCAGGAAAACCTTTCGTGAGACTTAAATGCACTGAGGCTGTTAATGACCCTGTTAATGGAGCAGTTCTGATTATCCTATCTGGCCTGAGATACGGTGGAGCCAGTCAACCAACTGCGTTAGCATAGGCTAGGAAGAATGAAGAAAAGTGCGGCTAATATCGCAAAGAAGATGAAATGGATATTTATGCCATATGCGGATGATGGGTTGAATGATATTAGCCGCACTTTCCTTACTGGTTTTGGGCGACAAAGTAGGATTAAGGAACAACCCCGCACTCAAGCGTATAAACAACCGAGAAAGGTGAAGTAATGCCAATAACTGTTACAGTTGATGCAGGTGTTGAGCCTATCTCGTTACTTGAGGCAAAGGAGCATCTCAATGTTACCTCTGACGTTGATGATACCTATATCCTGTCGTTGATAGGAGTCGCTCGCAAAGCAGTCGAGATAATGACCCAACGGAGTCTCATTACGAAGACTTTGCAGCTTTCGTTGGATAAATTCCCATCGGAACGGGAAATCAGGTTGCCTTGGTCTAGTACACAGTCTGTAACGTCGGTAAAATATTACGATGAGTCAGGAGTGTTACAAACCTTTGCCTCTGGTAGTTATTGGGTGGATACTCAGTCAATACCTGGGCGGATTGTGCTCAAGGAGGGGTATACATGGCCGGAGACTCAAATCTCAAGGCCAAATTCTGCCGTTATTGAATATGACGTTGGATATGGGGAACCAACAGAGGTACCTAGTGATTTGAAACACGCTATCAAGCTGCTGGTTGGACATTGGTATGCTAACAGGGAGGATGTATCGTCTGTGCCGTATCCGCATGCGGTAGTGCCCAAAGCGGCTGAATATTTGGCGATGCCTTATCGAGTTTGGTGATATGTTACAAGCTGGGAAACTAGATCGCCAGATTACGATAGAGAGAGTGACTCAAGGCACTCAAAACGCGATTGGAACTCCAGCGCAAACTTGGACGACAGTATATACTCCTCGGGCGCAGGTAATACCGATAAGTGGTGCCGAAGTCGTTAAATCTGGAGCCGAAAGGGCAGTAAGATTAGCGCGATTTATCGTGCGCTGGTCGAGTTTGGATCTTAAAGATAGAGTTGTTTACGAGGGGTTGACTTGGAATATCATTCATCTGCGTGAGATGGGCAGAAGAGAGGGCGTTGAGATACTGGCACAGGTGACGAAATGAGCGATGAGGTTACATTTTCTGTTGAGGGTATTGAGGAAATCATAAAAAAGCTTGAAGCTTTGCCGGAAGACATGAGAGCCAGAACAGGCAAACGAGCAATGCAAGCTAGCACTACCGTTGTAGCGAATGTTGCGACGGCTAGCGCGCCTATCGGTCCGAAGCATTCGAAGAGAACCAAAGCTGGTGGCCTTTTGAAAACCTCAATAAAGCAGGTAATAAAAACCAGAGATAATGGCATCATTGGGAACGTGAAGGCAACCGCACCTCATGCGCATTTAGTTGAATATGGCTTTGTATGGAAACCTAACAGGCGTCAAAAACATGGAGATTTGACGCCTAGGAGAGTCGAGCCAAAAGTTAAAGGCGGCTGGTTGCGGAATGCTCTATATAGGAACGCTGACAAAATTAGGGCAGAGTTTGCAAAATCTGTTGAAGACTCGCTAAAAAAACTTGGGCGCGAATGATTGATGAGGCTATATATTCTATTTTGACCTGCGATGTTGGAGTATCTGCTCTCGTAGGGGCTCGGGTATATCCGATAATAATGCCGCAAGATGGAACGTTACCGGCAATAGTTTTTAGTAGGATAGCGACGGATCGAGAGCTATCTCACTCTGGTTCGATTGATGTAACTAAAGGGGTTTTCCAAATATCGTGTTTTAGTGAAACGCCTTTTGGAGCAAAGCAGTTAGCGAAGGCCGTATATTCTGCCATGCATGGTTATGCAGGAACGGTTGGAACTGAGCATGTATTTATGTGTAAATGTATAAATGAAGTTGATGCGTTCGAGCAAGACACAGATGTATTTCACGTGCCGCTCGATATGTTAGTAACCTATAAAGATACCTAATGGAGGAATGAAATGACTTGGAGTGCAAGTGCGGCGCATGGCGTCAAAATAAAAATCGGGAGTGGCACCTCTGTTGAGACGTTTACGGAGATTTCTGGCGTTCATAATGGCCCTAGTGGACCAGGTTTTGAACCGCAAATGATCGAACAGAGGCATCATGGTTCAAACGATCCGGTGCAAAAGCCAACAATCGTAAAGAAAACACCGGTAACCTTTGATATTCTTTACGATAGCGGAGATACGCATCATGGTCTCTTAATATCGGCAGCGAAGGACCTAACAAGGAAGAACTTCCAAATGGTTCTCACTGATACTGGTGCTGAGCAGTATGCTTTTGCAGCATATGTGCAAGCTGCGTTTAAGGGAGAGGTTGAAGGATTCAATGTTTACTCGATTACCCTGAACATTGATGGCGCTATAACTATTACATAATTGAAGAAGGAGACAACGATGGAGCACGTTGACAAGATTAATTCTGGTGTCTTGGTTGAACTAGGCGGAGAAACTCGCAAGCTCGAATTTACCATGCATTCAGTTGTACAGTATAAGCTTTTGACTGGTAAGAACCTTTTTAAGGGCGAACTCGACACAGGGGAGCCGGAAGAAATAACCGCACTCGTTTGGGCTGGGCTTATCAGCAACGATGAAAGTTTTGATGGAGATATCGACTCCACCGGAAAGGCAGATGATAATATCAGGGCTGCACTACGCCGAATTGCTAAATGGCTGACGTTCCAAAAAATTGCTGAGGTTGGAAATGCCATCCAACTCGCGTTCAACCAGGCCGCCCCCGTTAAAAAAAAGGGATAAGAGACTCGCGACACAGGGATGAACCTGAAAGTATCTTGGCAATTTGGGCGAACGCTCGCATTGCTCTCGGCCTCAGTGAACAAGAGTTTTGGAGGCTTACCCCTGCGAAATTAACCGCGATGGTTGACGTAGTGAATGATTTGACGAAGCTTGAGGATTATCGAGCTGATGTCATCGTTACTGTTATACGTCGAATAGTTGGCGACAAAAAAGCACAGATGTGGGATTTTTTTCCCCAACATAAAACCAAGCGCGAACCGAAGGTAGTAACTGCTGACGAAGTAAGGGCAAACATGAAGGCTTTTATCGAAATGCAAAAACTACAGGGGGCAAAGTGAGCGAAGTACGCGCCGGTGGTATACGTATCGATATCAGCTTAAAGCTTGCTACGCTCCAGAAGGACGTAAAAAAAGCCACTAAAGAGCTTGACACGCTCAAGAAGTCTTTTATCAACCTCGGCAAAGACATCGGCAAAATATTGACAGTGCCTTTTGCCGGTGTCGGAGCCGCTTCTTTTGCCGCTGCTAAGAGCTATAGCTCTGCATTTAGGGAAATTCAGAGAACGACAGGTGCTACTGGTGCAGAGCTTAAAAGCCTTGGAGACAGTTTTAGAAACGTTTTTGTTAAAAGCAATAAAGGACCAGATGAGGTTGCGCACGCTCTTACTAGGGTAGCAGTTGAATCCAAAGCAACCGGCAAGACACTCGAAGATGTTACTTCGACCATTATTAATCTGTCTACTATCACTAATTCTGACCTCAATACCACACTTCAAGTTACCTTAGATATGCTTGACAATTGGGGCATTTCTAATGAACAAGCTACTAATAAACTGAACGTGCTTTATGCAGTAAGCCAAAAAACTGGTGTAGCTGTTAATGACCTATCCGATAAACTAAAAATTGGTGGCCCAACTCTGAGGGCGTATGGAGTTGGATTTGAAGAGGCAGCCTCGATGGTTGGCGTGCTTGCCGACAAGGGACTCGATGTCGATAAGTTTTTTGCATCTCTTGAAAAGCTTCCGAAAAAAATTGCGGACACTCATGACCTCGGAGTTGCATTAGATTCGCTTATAGCCGCTGCGGGAAATACCGATACCGGAAATATGTTGTCGCAGGTAATTGAAGGGTTTGGCGGTAGAGGGGCCATACAATTTACTGAGGCATTAAAAACAATTCGTTCTGAATATAAAACCACTGCTACCGACGTAGCTAAGAGTGGTGCCGATATTAACGATACCATGGCGAAGACTGCTAGTATCGGCGACAAGTTCATGAATCTTAAAAACATAGTTACCGACGCTTTGGTTCCAATAGGAAACATAATCGCTACTGCCATTAAGCCCGCGATAGAGGCTATTAAACCTTACCTCGAAAGTTTTGCAGCTTATATTAGTTCTATTAATCCCACAACACTAAAATGGGCTGTTGCAATTGCCTCTGTTGTAGCCGCAATATCTCCCCTCATCATTGCCTTGGGTGGCGTTGTAGGTGGCTTAAAAAACTTGTACATCGCTTATGCTGCGTTGAAAGCGTTTTTCTTTACGTCTAAATTTATCAGTTTGCAAACCGTAGAATTCTTTGCCCTTGGCGTAGCTGTATTTGCTCTTTTGAAGACTTGCAGGGAATTTGCACCTGTTTTTGTTGGATTCCTTGATGCCGCTTTTTCCTCTGGCGCTCAAGTACTGTTAGAGTTCGAGCTTGTTTTAGCGAAATTAGGCGTTAAGATTGCGGAGTGGGTCGATGCTGCCACAGAGAAGTTCCGAAATTTCTGGAGGGATACTGCGCTCGGTTTTGCATTTCTGAAAGAGAAACTTGGACTTGCAGAATCTGGTAGTAGTAGGCAGTTGTGGGAAGGTCAACAAAAGCCATCTGAAAACCAGTCCTATACGACTGCTACACTTGAGCATATAGCAGATATGCAATCTCGCATATCAGAGATGTCGTCTGAAGTAGCAAACAAAAACAACGTGCTGACCAAAAGCATGAACGATTTCGGTACGTCGATGTCTGATTTGTTCTCGCCTGTAACCAAGCTGATATCGGGGGAAAAAACACTCGGCGAAGTTATTAAGGACGCTACGCCTGAAGTGTTGAAGAGCAATAAGGCAACGAAAGAATCAAAGGAAGAGGCTGATAAAGCTGCTTTGGGCCTATCGAATTTTAATAATTATCTGAAATCAACTGAGGATGACGCGAAAAAAGCAGCAGAAGCGGTTGATAATTTGCGGGAAAAGCTTGCTGATACCATTAACGAATCGACTGCCAATCAATTGAAAGACGATTTGTCTAAAGCGATTGAGAATGTCGATCCCGCTGCGTTTGAAAAGTTAAAAGGGCAATACTTAACTAACGTCCGTGATGGCGTATTACTCGGGTTGAAGGAATCAATTGATAAGGAAGGGATTCAAGGGCAACAAATTGCCCAACAAATCGCAGACCAGAAAGTGTTTGACGAACGTCGCAAACTTGAGGAGCAGTTTGCCAAAAACCTCGAAGAGCAACACAAAAAAGCGTATGAGGAGTCTATCGAATTTTGGCGAAATACGTTT